GAAGATAGAGTTAGTGTATCTTTTAATGTTAAGTTAGTGAGGACAGATGATGAACGACTTCAGTCAAAGAATACTTAACGAAACAAACTTAGCTTTTGAAGATAAGCCACACTTCTTTAAAAAGTTGATTGAAGATCCTAGCGAATTAGTTTCATGGAATGATATTGAGCAACACACAAATAAAACAGAGCGTTATAATTTTGAACTTATTAGTCCAACTAGTAGTAAAATTGAAATACCTGTAAGTAGAAAAAATTGGATATATGATAGAGGAGTACAAGATAAAGGGTTTATATTTGATAAAGTTAATGAAGGTTACGGATTAATTTGTTTAGACTACGGCTTCCATAATCAAAAGACTATGGACTTTCTAGGTATATTTGAAAATATGTTTAGCATACATGCTGCAATACATGTGTATTGCGGACTAAAAGATTCTAAGTCTTTTACAATTCATGACGATTATCCTTGCAACTTTATTATTCAAGCAGAAGGAAAAACTAGATGGAAAGTGTATAAGAATAAAATTTCTTACATGCATAGAACAGGTTTAATGAATGGTAAGTTAAATGATAGTGATATGGAAGTAGAAATTGATATAGAATTAGAACCAGGAGATGCATTGTATATTCCATCAAGGCAATATCATTGTGCATACCCTAAAGGAAAACGTATATCTTTAAGTATTCCGTGCTGGCAAAAGTTACCAACAGAGCCAAGGGAAAATGCAGTAGATAGAACTTATTATAGGATCAATAATGTTTAAACCAATTGAAATACCAAACGTAATTAGCCAAGAATATCAAAAACAAATCTTTGATGTAGTAACTGATATATCATTTGATTGGCATTTTATGGAAGATACAACATTTGAAAAGAAGGATTTGATTAATACTTCTACACCTAGTTTTGCAAATTTAGTGTATCATCCTGATAATAAAGAAAATCCTGGACTAGAATTTTTTACTCCATTACTAGAAAGTACTTGCGAAAAAGCAGGATTAAAACTAGATACGCTGTTACGTATGCGTTTAGGATTTTTACTTAATACAAAGTATTTTATGCCACAGGTAAGGTATCAATACAATACGCCACACGTAGATTATAATGTAGATCATTATACTGCATGTTACTATATTAATGAATGCGATGGCGAAACAGTTATATTTCATGAAACACAAGAAGCAGAAAAATATAGTGCTATGCATAAAAGCATGCCAGAACAAGGTAAAGTTGTAGTATTCAACGGAAGACATTATCATGCAAGTACATGCCCTAAGATGTTTACAAAAAGAATTGTAATGACTATGAACTTTACAGCGAGTAAAATAGATGGATAAAGAGCAATACATTAATGAACTATTAGAAAGAGATCAAGTATCATCTTCTCGTATTAGCTCGCTAAACCTTAAAGATAGGTTTACATATCCTTATCTTCCAACGATGGTAGTTGATAATTTTTATGAGGAGCCTGATCTAGTTCGTGAATATGCTTTAGATTTAGAATTTTATAAAGGAAATAGAGGAAGCTGGCCAGGAGTAAGAACCAAGTTGCTTCACGAGTTTGATCAACAAACATTAGATATATTTGGAAAGAAATTACTAGTGTATCTTAAAGATTACGGATATACAGGGTTTGACGAATTACAATCAGCATTTCATTCTACTCCTGAATCGTATACTAGAGGTTGGGTACATGATGACGATCCTAAGTTAAATGTTGCTGGAGTGGTTTATTTAAATAAAGAAGCTGCAATGGGTACAGGCACTACTATATACGAAGACAAAAATGATTTTAATGGTAGCAAATATGCTCAAGCATTTATGGAAGATGTACTTGATGTTTCAGCAGAAGAAAAACAAAAGTTTAATAAATTAAGAGAACAGCAAGTAGCAGAATTTAAAAAAACAATAACAATGGAAAGCGTATATAATCGTTGTATTATATTTGATACAAGAAATTGGCATAGTCCAGAAAACTTTTATGGCACTACAGTTGAAGATGCAAGACTAACTCAAGTGTTTTTTGCGAGGGCAATATGATTAAAAATATTACACAGCCTATAAAAGTTATTGACAACTTTTTTGAACAACCTCAATTAGTAGTTAAACATGCTACTAAGCAAGAGTATTCCGACCAAGATAATTCATTGTTTTTAGGTACACGTTCAACAACTTTAGATATGATTGACATTGATATGTTTGAAGGTTTACTTGGAAAGTTAATCAATCATGTTGTGGGAAAAGACTTGTTTACATTTTTACATTGTGAATATCAACAAATAAACAAAGAATGTGTTGATCAAATGAAAGTGATAGGACCTTCGTTCAATATAGCAGGCACTATATTTTTAACAAGTGATCATATACCCGATAGTGGAATTAAATTTTATGATAGTAGAACACAGATAGAAACAATGTCTGTAGAAAACATGTTTAATAGATGTGTACTTTGGGATCCTCAAGTACCTTATAAAATATCAAACTTTGCAGACAACACATTGATGCTAACATTTTATGGCACAGCAGTACAAAGGTATCCGGGATGAATGACGATATTATAGTAATTGACAATGTTATTCCAAAAGATTATTCTGAACATATTAAAAGTTTAATGACAGGATGGGACTTTGGTTGGGTGTTTAATCAAACAATGGTATCACCAGATGCAGAACTACAAGGTGAAAGTAATCATGCAGGATTTAATCACTTCTTTTTTGAAAAACAACAAGCAGTAAGTCAACACTTTAACTTTGTGTATCCTCTTGTTTTAAGCATTACTAGTGCGTCTAAGACGCCGTATAACAGGTTAATACGCATGAGGGCTAACTTGACCCTACCTAATAAAACAAGCACGTTAGACCACCATATGCCGCACATAGATAGCTTCTTTGAGCATTGGAATGCAATTTATTATGTTAACGATTCTGACGGTGAAACAGTTATCTTTAATGAAACAAACGACGATTACGATGCAGGTAAAGATGATATTATGCGTATTCAAGAAAATAAGTTCACAATCAAACAACGCATTGAACCTAAGCAAGGTAGAGTAGTTGTGTTTCCAGGCAAGTATTATCATTCAAGTAGTTTTTGTAAAGATTCGGCTTATAGAGCTGTTATTAACATAAATTTAGATAGGGTACAGCTAACATGAGCGAATACTACATACACCAGAGTCAATATATAATTGAAAATAAGACTCAGATTTTTGATCATTTAGATACTGCACATGGTGTTTTTAAGAAAATATTTTCTGATAATAATGACAGCACATGGTCTTACAATTTGTACAATGTGTTTGCACTAACTGCACCTAGCACTATTTTTTATAACATATATAAAGAGCTTGGAACATTTGTAAGAAGTAAAATAGGTGATGATCGACCACTGTGGATACAAGCATGGTTAAACTACCATAGACCAGATGAATGCTTAACACGACACGGACACGAATTTGATTGGCACGGATATATCAGCATTGATCCTAAAAGTACACAAACTATATTTGATAATTGGACTATTGATAACAAGCCAGGTCAAATATATTTAGGCCCAGGACATGCTGAACACGAAGTTAAAGTACTAGAACCATATGAGGGTTATAGAACAACAATAGGATTTGATGTGCATTCAATACCAAACAATTCTTTTATTAGAAACTACGAGGAACGACCTTTTGGTAACATGGGGTTAATGCCACTGCTATGATAGAAGATTACAAAATTATACGAAGCGCAGTATCAACAGAACTCTGCGAATTTCTTGCATTAGAGTACGAAATGATGGAAGAAGTTTGTAAAGTATTGTACGCTGGTGCTGACTTATCTGACCTAGAAGAAAACACTTTTGCGAGATACGCTCCCTTGATGTTTGAAGCATTAATGGTAAAACTAAATCCTTTGGTTGCAAAAGAATGGGGAAGTAAGTTAGTACCAGTTTACTCTTATGCTAGGATATATTACAAACACTCGCAACTTAAGAAACACTTTGACAGACCTAGCTCTGAAGTATCAGTGTCAGTTGCAATATCAAAAGAACCAGAATACAATTGGCCAATATACATCAAAAATGAAGATGGCGTTGAACACGAAATTAATTTAGATGTTGGTGACATTGTTATATACAGTGGACGTAGACACGAACACTGGAGAAATCCATACGAGGGTAATAAAATAGTACAGGCTTTCCTACAGTATGTAGAAGCTGATGGACCTTATTCTCATTTAAAATGGGATACTAAACCTGCACTAGGCCTACCTGCAGAGTTTGTTCGTCAAGAGATAAAAGACGAAGTGCAGAACGTTAAAGATGTGCTTGGATTTAAGCGTTAATTAGTCGCTGACTTTAGTTGGGCCTGCAACGATTTTAGCTGGAGTGTGACGCTCTTCAAATATTTTTGCTGCTTCTTCTTTGTTTTTTGCTTCACATGTGTCCGAAGTAATAGGTGCTTTACCTACTTCCTTTCTGATAATCATTTTGTAAGTTGCCATATTGTATAACTCCTATATCTTTATTTATCAATATTCTTAATCCATTCATCGATAGTCCAGAATGGAGCCACAAGTTCTTTGTAGCGTTTTACATTAGTATTTAGCACGTTTTTGCCGGTTTCAAGTTTATTTCCAAAAGCAGTAGCAAAGTATGTATTAGGAAATATATCTAATCCTTGCACTACTTGTAGCCACGCTGTTGGAGAATACCCATTAAACACAGGTTCTACCCCAGTATATCCTTTGTAATAATGTTCCCATGCTTCTAGTTTTTTTGCAAGTGATTCTGGAATACGTTCTGCATCATGTATATGACTCTTCCAGAAGTCTGTATCATCTCTACGACCTCTAAAATGTAATGCAATAAAGTCTTTAATATCCTCATATACAATGTTAACACGATCGTTAAATCTATTTCTATATAATGTATGGTCTTTTCTTTGAGGATCCCATAAGTCTTGCATAGCATACAGTGACTCACATATAACTGCAATACCATTTGCTTCTAACGGCTCTAAAAATCCACCACTTAATCCAACCGCAAAAACGTTATTTTTCCAACTCTGTTTTGCTACACTTGGTGTGTACGTAAATGAAGCAATAGGTTCAATATGTTCTCCACATATACTCCTTGCTTCTTCTAATGCTTGGTCTGCTGTAATGTAGTTATTATCGTAAATATATCCATTACCTGATCTATGTTGTAAATTAATATTCCAACGCCATCCGTATTTCATTGCTGTTGCATTTGTTGTTACACAATACTTAGGTTCGTCCCACCAAGCAATAACAGAGTTATGTGTAAAATGATCTGAATAATCATTAAATTCTGTTTTTAACTTTTTACCAAGCAGTAATTGTGCAAACCCACTGCAATCAACAAACCACTCTCCTTCAATTTCTCTATTATCATCTAAAATTAAACTTGTTATATCACCTTTATCGTTTTGTTTAGCATCTAAGTATGTGCCTTCTAACAATGTAATACCTCTTTTAAGAGCTACTTCTTTTAAATATGCTGCTGTTGCTCTACTTTCGTTATGCCACATAGCAATAATTGGTAATTCTGATTTAGATGAACCAAATGGAACTTTGTTTTCTTTAATAAAATAGTTTGAATAGAACGCATCTGCTAAAGGAACATTGTTACCTAGCAGGGTGCTTTGATATAAATCTTTTTGACGTTCAGCAGCCATTATACTACTAAGCTGTCCGAAGTTTATATTGGCTATGCCAATACCTTCATTGTCTGTCCATCCGTCTAACCAAGGTGCATAATCTGTTTGTAAACAATGAATAAACTCGCTACCTATACCAGACCAATCTTTAAAAAGTCCTCCTAGTTTAGGTGTAGCATTTGCTTTTGCAACAAAGTCATCAAAGTCAATATCGATATATTTTAACATTTCTACAAAAGTAGTTGTGCCGCTTTCACCAGCAATGATAGGTGGCTTAGCAGGATCTTCAACTACAGTAATATTCATACCTGGTTTAGACTTTTTTATAACTAGTGCAGTTAACCAACCAGCAACTCCTCCGCCTAATATAACTGTATTACAATTCATGTGATACCTCCAAGTAACGCTCTCTTAAAATATTCAATGCTTCTCGATGTGTATAAATTTTTTCGTCTGGCCAGTCCGCTAATTCTTTCTTCATTAAATTTGTTAAACTTTCGTTGTGTCTTTCTGCAAAATTAGTTTCCCAAAACTTTTTACAAGCATCATAATCAAATAGATGTAAGCCGTGCATTACTTGTGTCCAATTAAGATAACTGAACATAAGAGACGGATCAACAAAGTGTCCTGAATTAGGAAAAGCAGTTTTAAATGAATCTAATGTTTCTTTGTTAAAAGGTGTTAGCTCGACTCCTTTATCGCACCAACGCCAAAACTCTGAGTCGTTGCGTTTTGTAAGATAATGTATTTGAATAAAGTCAATAATATTAGTAGCAATCAAATTCATTCTTTCATTAAATCTTTTTGCAATGGCATCATTATTTTTTCTATAATGTAATAAAGATCCTACAAGTATATTAACTTGCTGTATTGTTGAACCTATTGATGTTGCTTCTAATGGCTCAACAAACATAGCACTAAGTCCTAGTGATACACAATTCTTTGTCCAACATTCATTAACATATCCAGCGTTAAACTTTACACGTTTACCTATTTCTAAATCTTTAATACCTAAGTGTTTTTCATAATGCTGCGATACTTCGTCATATGCTTGTGTTTCATTAATAAAATTATCACTGAATACATAGCCATTTCCGTATCTATCTTGTGTAGGAATTCTCCAACACCAGCCGCTGCTTAATGCAGTTGCTTCTGTGTACGATGGTATATCTTCAGTCCTAGCAGTAGGAAACGCAATAGCACTATTCATAGGAAGTTGATGTCCACAGTCTATCCATTTCTGTCCTAGTTTACTTGATATAACTCTATTAAATCCACTACAGTCAATAAAGAAATCACTGGCATGTTTTGT